CTGGCGCCGTCGCCTGCTCGTAGGTCGACACGAGCGCGGCGGCCTTGGCGACCTCCTCGCGGTGCGCGGCGACAGCCGCCGCCACCTCGCCCGAGTCCATCGGCAGCGTCCTCGTCCACCACGCCACGGCCCACGCCTTCTCGGACTCGTCCGCGTAGTCCAGCCCGTTGACGAACTTGAACTGGTGCAGCAGCTCGCCCACCCGGCGCTCGATGATGTTCTTGGCCTTGACCTCGCCGAAGCTCGCATTGAGCCACTTGTCGTCGGCGATGCGCTCGTATGGCACCAGCGGCCCCATCTCGCCCGCGAGGTCGTAGTAGTGGCCCTTGAGCGCGGTGAGGCGGCGTTTCCTGCACTCGCCGTCGTATCGGTCGATTTCGGCCTTGTACTCATCGGAGAGCGCGTCGATGGGCGCCGTGATCTCGCCGATGGTCTTGTCGAACGTCTTGAGCAGGTCGCTGTACTTCTTCTTCGCGGCCTTGCGCTGCGCCTCGATGGGCTTCTTCACGTCGTTGACCGACGTGCGGTACTTCTTTGCCGCCTTGAAGTCATCGTCGTTCTCGATGTGCTTGACGTCCACGTAGTCCGCCAGCTTCTCGTCCACGTTCTTCTTGAGCTTCGCCAGCTTGTCCTCGAGCGTGTCGTCGATGGCGAGCGACGCCACCAGCGTGTCGAAGTCCTCCTCGAGCGGTACGGCCTCGACTGCCAAAACCTCGTCTGCCATTAGAAGCCTCCCAGCAGGTCGTCGTCGGTCGCATACTCGGCGGGCGCGGGCTCATAGACGGGCGCGGGCTCCGGCTCGGGGATGGCGGGCTCGGACTGCGCCTTGCGTGCCGCGATCTCCTCCTCCATCCAAGAGGCCGCGCGGCGCGCCTGCATGAGCGTCATGTCGTGCATGTTGCCCGACGAGCAGCCCACGGCGGCGCAGATGGCGGCCATGGCCCCGGCGCTGTCGAGCCCAGTCGCCGCCATGAACGGCTTGAACAGGTCGCGCACGGGCTGCAGGTCGGCCACGGGCTCGACGCTCTCGGCCTCGACAGCCTGAGTGCCGGCGCGCATGTCCTGCGCGACCTTCTGGTCCATCTCCTCGCCCGTGTACATCCCGCCGAACTCGTCGGGATAGGCCAGACGCCACGCGCCGGCCTTGGCGCACTTCTCGATCATGACGCCCGGCATCTTCGCCCAGTTGCTCTTGCCGGTGCTGTAGTCGGTGAGCGCCAGCTCGACGTATGCGGGCTTCTTGCCGTCGGTGAACGCGACCTCTGCCCAGCCGCCGATGAGCTGCTCCCCGATCATCTTGTAGACGGCGGAGCCCTTCTTCTTGACGACCTCGCCGTCGCGGAGCACCACGACGCCGCTCTCGATGCCGCCGTAGTTGGGCTGCCTGTTCGCGCGGCGGTTGAACACCTGGTAGGAAGTGATGATGCTCGCCGGCGCGTTGCTGTACTTGATGAGGTAGACCTCCTTGGTGAAGGGGTTCAGGTGCTGGCGGTTGCAAAGCTCCACGCACAGCGCCAGCTCGCTGTCGGTGGCGTTCGGGCACAGCCGCTCGCGGATGTCCTGCGAGGTGAACTTGACGGGCATGCCCGCGTCGTCCTTGAACTCGATGATCTCGTTACTCATTGATGGTCACCTCTCCGTCCTTGACCTCGACCTTCTCGATGTTCACGCCTGCCAGCTCGGCGAACACGCCACGCGGCCCGTCCAGCTTGTAGATGCGCTCCATGCGGCCAGCGCTGTCGACAATGCGATCGTAGATTTCGAGGTCCTGCGCATCGGCTCCCAATAGCTTCAGACCGAACAGAAGCCCGTAGGCGATGCCGCGCAGGCACGCGGGCTTAAGGCCCCTTTTCCCTATCTCAGCGCCCTTCTCGTCCGCGACGAGGATTAAGTTCGTGGCAAACTCGTCAAGCACCTCGAACGCATCGCCATCGACTTGGACTTTTATGTGCATGTACTCCATTGCTTAATCTCCGTTTCTACTTTTTCTCTTCAGCTGGGTCTGCCCAGCCGCGATATACCTGTATGTCCATGTGCGGTTCGATTCCGCGCCGACGGGGCCACTTGACCACGTGGACCTCGGCCACCTGGCTGTCGTCGCCCCAGACCGCCCCGTTCATCCCGTCCATCACAAGCTTGGCGATGTTGTCCGCATCCGGCTTGAACGTGTTCGGCTCCGACGTGACGCGCTTCGGCCTCGATTTGGGCAGCGGCTCGTACACGTCAATGCGCACCGCGACAGGTACCCTGAACGGGAACAGCAGCCCCTCGAGCTTCGGGTACGCCTCCCGCATGGCACCGAGTGCCGCGTCGCGGATGGCGGCCTCGTTGCGGATGGTCTCGTCGGGCGTGTACATCCGTGCGTGCCTGCGGTCGAGCCTGTGGCGCTGCTTGCCCGCCACGAACGGGACGGTGAACGCGAACCGCCCGCCGCTCACAGTACCGACCCCATCCCGAGCACAACGCGGATGCCGTCCGCCGCGAGCAGCAGCGCATGCATGACGTGCGGCATGAGAGCGTTCACTACGAACAGGAGCGCGACGAACCCCGCGCACCTAAGCAGCCTCGATGCCATGCGTTCCCTCCTCGATCCACTGCTCCACCCATTCCGGGCGCACCATGCGACCCACCTTGCGCCCCTCGGGCAGCTGCGAGCGCAGGCGGCCCGCCTTGCACTCGCAGCGCAGCGTGTCGTATGGCACCCCCGTCACCCTCGACGCCTCGCGCAGCGTGTACATCAGCTTGTGCCTGATGCCAAGCTCGTCGGCCATCTGCTGGAACGTTTTGGCTCTGCTAGAATCCATGAGTGACCTCCTTTCAGGTCTGGAGCCGTCCCCGCTTTCCACACTGGGCGGCTCCTTTTTTGTCTTTCCGGGGCCTCGCCCCCGGCACGGCACCGGTAGGGAACGTCCCCGCGGATGGTTATTGGAGAGCCGCGGGGCAACGGTGCCGCCCCGGGGATGGGGCCCGCGGGTTGCCTGAGCGGCAATACCCGCGTGTCTGCGTTATGCACGCGGTAGGCTTCGGGCCATGATTTGGAGACGCCAGACATATCGCCCGAAGCACGTCCGACCAGCGGGCCCCCTACTCGTGCGGCTCGTCGACTGGGTCGAGCGGCACCCTCGCATCAGCGCCGCGATCGTCCTCGCCGGGTTCATCAACGACGCCTGCGACCTGCTTGGGCGCGTCGTTGATCTCGCGATGTTTCTCATGAAGCTCGCGGGTGTGCTCTAGCACGAACGCGACCGCGAGAACGTCGAGGAAGACCCGGACGGCCGCATGGATAAGGTCCAACATCCCTACTCGCCGCCCTTGAGGTGGAAGCGGGTCCACTCGCCCACAGCGATGCCGACCATCACCGGCTGGATGTCCGGGTCGATGGCGTCGGCGGTGTTCATCACCGCCGTGCGCTGGACGTAGGCCATGACCGCCTCGCCGCGCAGCAGGTCGTCCAGGCGCCCGCGGGCGTCGAGGAACGACTCGAAGGCCTCGCGGTGCCAGCCGCCGCCGTCGTCGCACCAGCAGACGATGGCCTCGATGCCCGAGAAGCCCTGCGGGCACTCGATCTCGAAGGACTTCCCGCGCGCCTCGTACCTGATGTTCTCGCGGCGCATCTTCACGTCTCCCATGTCGCCCTCCCCTACAGCTCGAAGTCGGAAAAGTCGCGGGCCTCGACGGGCTCGGCCTCGACCGTGATGGCCTCGGGGATGTTCCAGCCGCCCAGCTCGATGTCGATGTAGTTCTCGTTCATGGTTCTCTCCGTTTCGTTTGTGACTTTAATTTAATTCAAGTCGTTGGCCAAAAAAATAGAATCTCGCGAGACGCCCAAGAAGCGGCAGGCCGCGTCGAATGCGTCGGTGGGCATTCGGTTCGTCTCCTCGTACCGCTGATAGGTGGGGTAGGTGACGCCCATCGCCTCGGCTACGGCGCCCTTTTTGACGCCCTTGCGCTCTCGGACCTCTCTCAACGTTTCTGTCATCCCGTCCTCCTTTCGCTGTAATCATATTACAACACATTCAAGATAATTCAAACTACTTTTTTAATAAAATTAAAGGGAAATTGTAATTTACCTAAAGGGGTGAAAAGATGGACCTCGGGAAGAAGATTCGCGCACACCGCGACGAGTTGGGCCTCACGCAGGCAGAGTTGGCGGACAAGCTCGGTCTTACCTACTCGTCGGTAAGTCAGTGGGAAAGCGGCCGCGCCACGCCGAGGACGCCTATCCTTCGTCAACTCGCCGAGCTTTTCAACACCACGGTAGCCGACCTCATGGGAGAGGACGCCACCGAGACCGCGATCAGCGGCACCTCGCGCATGGTCCCCCTGCTGGGCTTCGCCCACATGGGCGAGCCGTGCGACGAGGGGAACCTCGCCGACGAGGTCGAGGTCCCCGCCTCCATCGCCGACGCGCACCCGCGCGGCTTCATGGTCCACGCCCAGGGAGGGTGCATGGACAACCGGTTCCCCCACGACGCGCTGCTGCTGGTCGACCCCGACATGGAGCCGGTCAACGGCCAGCCCGTGCTCGCCGAGACGTCCGACTACGGCGCCGTGGTGCGCAACTACACCCGGGGCCGCTCGACGGTCATGCTCACGGCGGACAGCCACAGCGGCGAGTACGACGACATCCTCGCCGGGCCAGACGATGCGCCCGTGGTCTGCAAGGGCCGCGTCGTCTGGTACATGGGCGAGCGGGACGAGAGGGGGTAGAGCATGGAGCGCGCGACCTACAACGTCTACTGCGACGAGAGCTGCGTCACCTCCTCGGCCTCGGACGACTTCATGGCCATAGGCGGGATAATGTGCCCCCTGGACCGGAAGCGGGAGATTGTGAGGAAGGTGGACCTGCTCAGGGCCTACTACAACGTGCAGGGGGAGTTCGGGTGGAAGACGGTATGCCCGTCGAGGCTCCCCTTCTTCCAGGCGCTGGTCGACCTCTTCTTCTCGGACCCCGGGCTCAGGTTCCGCGCGGTCGTCGTCAGCAGGCGCGAGACGAACTTCGAGGACACCGAGGAGATGTTCCAGAAGGTCTACTACCAGGTGTTCAACAACTGGCTCGACCGGAGGGACTCATACCGCCTGTTCATCGACCGCCGAATCGACGAGCGCGACAGGGTCGACACGCTGAGGAGGTGCCTGATAGACACCTTCCAGTTCGGCGATGCGGTCCGCTTCGTCGAGGAGGTCGAATCTCACGAGAACGACCTGATTCAGCTGGCGGACCTGTTCATCGGGGCGCTTGCGGCTTCGAGAAACGGGCACCTGCAAGTCGAGGGCTCAAGCGTGGCGAAGCTTCAAGTCTGCAGAGACATCTGCCGAAATCTCGGGATCAGCACCCTCGCGAGCTACGAGACGTGGCCCTCCGAGCAGAAATTCAACGTATTCCATTTTCGCGGCCGCAGGAACATGTGATGGCTATGGGGTACTCCATCGACCAGAACGGTCATCTCGACCTATCGCGATATTTTTTGGGTTTTGGCTATGACATGTTTCAAGTGCGAGACGTCTCACACGACTATTTCTTTGCCGAACTCACAAGGCCGCTATATTGGAACGGGTTGCCGGTGATAGGGCTGAACAGCGAAGCGAAGTGGCGGCATCTGATTTGCGTCCACGGACGCGACGGGCTCCCCCTGAACCCGATAACGGACATCGAGCTTGAAAGAGTGAAGAGACTTCCCCTCATTCCAAAGGTTCTAGATAGACGATTCGACCTCGATATTTTCCGCCAGACGAACAAGCGGGGCAAGGAGGACAGCATAAGCGTGGTGGCAACCGGCCCAGACATTAACTACCTCGTCACCCTCGGCGCTCTTCCCGGGAAGTACATTTTCCGAAGCGCTTACCCCGCCGGAAGCAAGTACGTAGGAAAGATATGGGACAGGGTGAATCGCCCGGAGAAATACCGGAAAGACGGAATCACCCAGCTAGTCGAAAGATATAGGAAATGAAAAAAGGAAAACCCCGGATTTCGGGCCCCGAGGTGCGGCCAGGTCCTGAGCTTTAAGCAAAGGGCTCGTCCTTATTATGCCTCAGCGGCAGTAAAAGTAAACCGAACAAGTTATGGAGATTGGAGACGGCGAACGGAAAAGCAGGAGGCGCTGTTTGGGCGCCTCCAGAGGACTCCTTCATACACACGGTGGATGAGCTATCCCGATTATCGCCCCATCGCGGCGAAATGTAAACCGAACACGTTGTGGAGATTGGGGGCCGGCAAGGGCGAGATTCCATGCGTCTACATCTAGGGAGGTGATGCCCATGAAAGCAAAAAATCTCGGAACCGCAGGCTGATGCCGCGGCCCCGAGACTAAGGATACGGCCCCTGCACTTTGGAACGTGAGACGGGGCCGGAGTCAGAACCGGGCGAAACGGAGAATAAGCCCGCGATCTGAACGGATCTGATTATATGACAAAGAAGCAGCGCCGCCGCGTCTGGGGCTCCGTGACCGAGATGAGGCGCGGCAAGAAGTACGTCCTGCGCTGGATGCAGAACACGCCGCAGGGCCGCAGGCGCAAGACCAAGACCGTGTACGGCACCTACCGCGAGGCGTGCGCGGAGCTGGACCGCATCCACGTCGAGCACGCCGACGACGCGCCCGTGCCCACCATAGCCAAGGCCTACGAGACGTGGCTCGTCCCCAAGATGGCTGCACAGGTCGAGGCGGGGACGCTCGCCCCCAACACCCGCGACCTCGTGCTGCGCTCGTGGAGGAACTACGTCGGGCCCCGCTGGGGCGCAATGCCCGTCGACCAGCTGCGCGCCGTCGAGCTGCAGGACTGGCTGCTGACACTTCCCGCCGCCACCGCCGATACCGCCCTGCTCACCCTGCGCAAGGTCTACGCCTGCGTCTCGACCTTCATCCGCCTGCCGCTCGACCCGTTCGCCGCCAGCGTCAGGTACACCATGCCCACCCGCAAGACCCGCGAGCGCTCAAAGCGCGTCTACACCCTCGACGAGGCCCTGGGCGTCCTCGACGCACTGCGCGGCAACCCCCTGGAGCCCGCGTTCATCCTCGCGTGCTTCGGCTCCTGCCGCTCGGGCGAGTCGCTTGGCGTGCGCACCGACGAGGTCATGCGCTGGGAGCGTGGCGGCACCGTCCTCGCCTCCGCCGACATCTGCCGCCAGATGCAGCAGTCCGGCACCGAGCCGGTGGGCGCCCTCAAGACCGCCAAGTCCGCCCGCACCGTCGTGATCCTACCGCAAGCCGCCGACCGCCTCGTCGAGATAGCGGCCTCGCGCGCCGCCGAGGGCCGCGAGTGGATGTGCGACCGGGGCGACGGGCTGCCCATGAACCGGAGCATCTGCAACGACCGCTGGCGGAAACTCTGCGACGCCCGCGGCATCGAGCACATTCCGTGGTCGAACCTCCGCAACTCATGGCGTACGATAGCGGAGGTCGAGCTTCGCCTGCCGTGGGACCTCATAGAGATGCTGATGGGCCACGCCCTTCCCGGCGTGTCGGGACGGCACTATATCAGGCCCACCGCCGAGCAGGTCGTCCGCGCCGCCTTCGACGCGCTTGGGATAAGTTAGGATATTCCCCCGCAAAGCCGCAGGTAGATGGCGCGCCGTTAGTTGTGGCAGTATTAAGACTCGCAGTTCAAAACCACCGCAAAGGGGACAGGCACCTTTGCGGTGGTTCCCACAAACATCTCGATCTGTAACAGTTAGAGTCCATTTTTCGGCCCACCTGTTACAAATCGAGACATCCAAATTCCATTGAGAAGATAATCTCGATGTGTAACATTAACTCGGCAAAATCGACCCTAGATGTTACAGATCGAGACAAACGACCGATATCGACCTAAAATAATCTCAATCTGTAACATCTAGCCCGTTTTCGGCCTTACAACTGTTACAGATCAAGACAAATCAACGAAACAAGCCACCGCAAGGAGAACTATTGTGGTGGTTTGGGGCCGTGCTACTCACCGAGCATCTCTTGGAGCTTGGCTGCCACGGCGTGACCCAGGCTCTCATGGCTTTCGGGCATCATATGCAGATAGTCGATATCGCCCGGCTCGGCAAAGTCGGCGGCATTCAAAAAGTCGCAGCCAAACTGCTCAGCCACATGCGCGTAGTACTCACCAAAATGTTCCGAGGCTTCTACGGAATGCTCGTCAAAATCGGTCATATATACGTCGGCGATCTGCGGCTTAATCTTGATAGGCGCCATCAGCAGAATGCGCGGACAAGGCGCAGCGTCGGTCCACGGAAACGCGCGGACGGCGCGAATCAGCGCCATGGCGCCACGGGCGATATCGGAAGCTGTCACGTTAAAGACCGTCTTACAGTCGTTGGTGCCCAGCATGATCACAATGGCGTCCAGCGGCTTATGGGCCTCGAGCAGCATCGGAAGTGCGCGGATGCCGTTAAGATTGGTGTCCAGATGGCACATGTCGTCGCGTACCGTCGTGCGGCCGTTGAGGCCTTCTTCAATTACATGCCAGCCCTCGCCTAAGTCACGTTGGGCCACGCCGCACCAGCGCACATCCTGCGCATAGCGCACCGCGGTGCCGTCGCGCATGCCCGCCGGATCGTAACCATAGGTGTTGCTGTCGCCAAAGCATAGAGCGTTTTTCATCGTAAGCCCCTCGCTCAGTAAAAAGCCGACGGAAGCAGCCTCTCCCGCCGGCTCGACCTATCTGTCAGCACGTACCGATTACAGGTACTTGCGCCAATCGTCCTCGTCCTCATCATCCTCGGTAGCAGCCTGGGCCTGCTCGGCGGCGCGAGCTGCCGCAGCGCGAGCGGCAACCTGGGCATAGGACTCCTCGTTGCGCTCGGGGAAGTTTGCCAGCACGTGCTCGAACTTGGCAAAATCCTCATCCCAGCGCGTAGAAGGCACGGCAAAGAAGACTTGCTTGACCTTAAAGTCGCCCGACGCGAGCTCCTTGCGGAAGAGCTCGGCCACGGCCTCTGCGTCAAAGCCGTTGTTGTCGCAGCCCCAAGCGCCCAGCACGAGCTTCTCGCGACCTAGCTCGTCGCAGATGGCAAGCACAAAGCGAATGCGGTCGCGCAGGGCGTCCAGCAGAGCATCGTCGCTCACGCGATACTCCTGGCGGGCGCGCTTAACGTTGGGCGCGGCGGCCACGATCACGTCGGCGTATGCATGCACGTGGTTGCGGTCGAAGCGCACCGCAGGCACCACCAGCGCACGGTTGCGGTAAAGCTCGCAGTTGATGTTGCGGCGACGGTTCTCGCCGTACCATTTGCGCTGCTTATCGAGAACGTTGTACAGATACGAATCGGCGCACAGCGTGGCCTCCTGGCCCAGATAGCCCTGGATGTAGCCACCGCCCGGGTTGGTGAACGAGGCAAAGGCGAGCACGGCCATGTCGCAGAACTGCGCATAGCCACGACCGTTGTCCAGGATGGCCTGCGTGGTGGAGGCATCGAGCACGGTGACCTCAGGCAGAACCGGAGCGGGCTCCTCAGCAGGCGCGGACTCAGCTTCGGCGATTTCCTCGGCAGGCTCCTCGACGGGCTCGAGCGCTGCCTCGACCTCGGCAGCCTCCGCGCCCTCGACGTCCTCGGCAACCTGTTCTTCGGTGGCCACAGCACTCTGAACCTTGGCCTTCATCGCCGAGACAAAGCCGGCAGGCATACCGTCAAACTCGCGAACACCGGCAAGCGAACGCTCGATATCCTTGGCGCACGCTTCGGACACAGTTGCCACGTGACGCTCGGCGGCCTTGGCACGGGCCTCGCGCTTGGGATTGGGCTGACCCGCTCGGTTGGACCTGCGGTTACGGTTCCTGTTGTCGACGTCTGCCATAAGTGGTCACCTTTCTCGGTCTCTGCCGCTATCGGCTTTTCCCATCCATGATACCCCGCCGCGTACAAAAAAGACGGCCCCGAAGGACCGCCTTTCGCATCGATTTGCACGCACGGCAAGCACCGCCGCAATTCGCCACTAGTCGCGACGGCCGAGGATGTTCAGAATGCGCAGGAACACGTTGATAATATCCACGAACAGGTTAGAGGCCATAAGCACGGCGTTGGGCAGCGTAGGCGGCACCGTCGTGGCAACATAGGTGTCGTAGCCAATAAAGCCGGCGAACACCACGATCACGATCAGGTCGGTGATGGTCTGTGAGACGCCCATGAACATCAGCACGATCTCAACCAGAATAGTAGCGAGCAGAATGCCAAAACCGATGCCATATACGCGCTGGAAAAACTTGGGGAACGTCACGCCAAGCGCGCCAAAGACAAAGGTGATGGCGGCCGTGGCGATAAAGGCAGTGTTGATGGTGGGCAGGTCGTAGTTGGCAAGGCCAAACGACGCGGTCAGGCCAAAGGTGCTCGCAAAGATTACGTAGCCCACAAGGGACAGGCCCACGGACTGCTTGCTGGCGGCGGCCGACATCATGACCATGCCGACGATGGTCAAAATAAATGAGCCAAAGACCAGCGGCAAAGCGGCGCCGCTCATCATCATGCGCGCAAACGACATGGTGCTCGTAAAGTAAGCACCGACGCCCATGGCGCAAAAGCCCAAAAAGATCAGGGCAGACATGGCAAGATTATACGCACGCGGCGACATCTCCTTGGCACGGCTTGCGCCGGTTTCGATGGGGCCGTTCTGATAGCCCTGAATATCGTTCATAATTTCGTCCTTTCAAAAGCGCCGCGACAGCGCAGTAGCTGACAAGATTCCTGTCATTGTACCCGAATGCCGTACGTCCTTACCTACGGCGCTCGCCCTCAAGCGTACGATCAAAGGCCCAGACCCACCAACGCATCACGTGTGCCTGCGAGCCGTCTGCCCGCTCGCGCGTCTGGTCCTCCAGATACAACTCGGTCGCGTGCCCGCCAAAACGCACCTTATATGTTGCCGTACGGATGCCGTGGACCATCAGGCCAAACCCGGTGGTCGAGATAATTTCGTCGATCGTAAAACAACGGCCGTCGACCCAGCAGACGGTGACCGGCACGACCTGTCCGCCCGCGAGGATGCGGGCCACGACGTCCACATACTGCTTGTGCACGCGCCGAGTTTTGCCGTCTGTCTGTCGATATTCCATGCCTCCTATTATCGAACGCATGTTTGCATGCTGTAAAGCGAACAGACTGTGGTTTTGGAGTGTCGTAGCAATCGCACGTGTCCGCATGGCGTGTTAGCAAAAAGAACACCCGCGGTCAACAGGGCTAATATTCAATTTTAGTGCCAAAAAGTTCACTTCTCCCATCAGAACTCG